ATCTGGGACAATACCGTGTTCTTTTGCAATGTTTACCTGCTCTTTGTTAAGTTGTTCTGCTAGCCCTGGTGTTTTTGTAGTTCCGCTGTTGAAAAATTGTTCAACGGTGTTAGCAACAATTTCTGTTTCGTGGTGTATAGTTGCATGTGCTGCTGTAGTTGCAAGTTGATTCCACGGGTATGCTTCGCAAGCATATTCAACGCCTTTGCCTGCAACACGAAACGTCACGTTTGAAAATATAAAAGGAATTTTTTTAACTGATATTGGCACTCCTGAATTAACCACTTTACCGTCATCGTCATACCCGTAAAATTGCAATGTCATTAAGTACGGCTGGGTCGGGTAATTCGGGTTTCCGGTTATATCGTTAACAGCATGCGACAATCGTTCTACAAATGATAACCCGTACGGTTCGTGTATTTTAAATCGGATGTCAGTGGCATTAGTTACTCGGCCTCCTGCTTTTGTTCCTATTAGACTTGTAATTTCAATATCATCTATAAAGAAATCTACATCAAAAAACTTATTGCGATCATTGTGCCCAAGCCCACCTGTTTTTATAATTTGCTGATTTGCCGGAATCGAATTTGATAAAAACCAGTTATCAGATGCTTGTTCATTTGACAGTATATGAATACTAACAGTATATGACGAAGTACTATACTCGCTTAGTATATTCGGTCTTGGTGTAAATTCGAGAACTTGTTCAGGAGCTATGTTTACTGTCGGTTGTGCTGCTTTTAGTTTTGACGTTGGTTCAGGTTGTTCAATAGGTGGATTTGCTTTAACCCGACTATCTTCAGTTTTATGTATGCCCGAATATGCCGTATATGTTGACGGTCCCGACAGACGTTTCGCAGCGTCAGATGTTAACCTACCAGCATCAATTTTACTATTTGATAAAATTTGGGCTGCATTTTGTGCGCTGTTGTTTCTGCCTTCCCATATCTTGCGCTGTGCTACATCTGATAATGCAGGCGCAGGATCGCTAGAGAACCACTTTGATAGTTGTTTACTTAAGGCAGCATTAAACAGTATTGACATTTTTACACACCTAGTACTTTTTGTAATGTGGCCATTTTAGGCAAAAATATTGTTGTGCCATATTTAAAATCGAACAGCGGATCTTTTAATGTGTTTGGATTTCTATTTGCAAATACCCACCATAGCCCCGAATCTTCATATAAATCATGTGCTAATAGGTCCGGGCGGTTTGTATATACTTGATTAATTTTAAATTGCACATCATCTGCATGTTTAGGTATATTTCTATTTTTCATTAGGCCCAGTCCTGTTGCATCATTTTTTGTTGTGTAATAAGGGCTAGCTGAATTATATATTGTCATTAGTAGTATCCTTTGTTACCGTTGCCAACAAGCGCACCAGATGCAAAATCACGTAAACTAAATTCAGTAGACATTTGTTTTCTGTTTTGCATAGGTAGTAGCTGTAATGTAATATCTACTTTTGTCGGAACATATGTCGGTTCATCTATTGAATAATTTGCAATTTTGTGTGTTGCTGATTTTTTATCAGCTCCTTTAAATAATCCCGACGACATTAACCGCGAAAACGATGTGTGGTTAAATCGTTCTGGGCGTGTTCTTGCTTGTAGCGAAGTGTCGCTATTTGTCTCAATTGTACCTGCAGCAATATAGTCAACATTATCGGGCAACCTGCACATGTATTGCTGTATTAGTACCGGGTGGTCATTATACTGATGCTTACCAAAACCTGATAAGAAACACACAGGAGGTGGTGCACCTTTGTTGTCGTCTCCCCCGTAAAACATTTTGGTTGCCGATTTAAAGAAATGCATCACTGCCAGTAAGTACGTTGCTTCAGCTGTTGAATTTGCTGTAAATGTGGCAGTTACTGTAATCGGACCTGGTGCTGAATTTTTATAAAAATAACTTTTATAGTCAGAATGTGTTAGTACTTGCTCTTCGTATGTTGCATCATATACCTGGTCAATTGACGGTGTAAACGGAAATATAATACCGTCAGTTTCTGTTAATGGCGCAAGAATACCTGCCTCAGGCGCATTATACAAATACGTACTATTTTTTGCAAGGCTAAGTTTTACACGCCAGTCTTTCTTTTCTGCCGGTTTTGGTGCAATGCTAGCCACGCTTGGTCCATTTTGTGCGCCAGGTGCGCCTACGCCGTCACTATGTGCGCCAGGTGTAAATACTTCTCCAGTTATAGTAGTATAACTACCTTTTGGCACAGCTGGTATTGTATCCCGAGCAGAATTATGTATTGGACCGCCAGTTTGTCCAGTAGCATACGCGAGCGATGTATCAACTGGGGTATTAGAACTTATGTTGGCAGGTGGTGGATCACGTGTAATTGTGACTCCTTGAAATGCTTTATCGAGTAATGCCTGGTCGTTTGCCGCCTTAATATTTTTAAGAAAAATAGCTCGGTCTTGTTGTAGTTGTGCAAGTTGCTCATTAAAGGTTGCCATTAAATATACTCGTTTTGGTTTTAAATATATTTATCGATACTATAATAGTAGTATATTATATAAGGATTCATATGGCAACAGAACGTAAACCAAAAAAGGTTAATTACCTAAACAATCGAGATATACTAAAAGAAATCCATAAATCAAAAGTAAGTTATTGTTGGTTTAGTGACATTGCAACCGATAGTCAGTACGATGTTATTGTTGCTAATCTCGCAGATATCAACGACGAAGTGCTAGCTGCAGGTAAAAAAGAACAAGCAGATAGAATTAAGCGTGCGTCAGGTGACATTATCCCTGTAGAAGATATTGCAGACACAGATTTAGTTGTGCGTGTCATGGATAATAGCCATATACCACTAGGTCCTAAAAAACTCACAAAGAAAGCTGCGGCAAAAATTGCCGCCAAGAAGAATGTAGAAGAATTTTTCGATTTCGGCGACGATGATAAAGAAGATATTGCCCCTATTGACCCGGCAGGAGAGATGGTTCCAGTTCGTGTAAATTTTCCTGCATTTTTGCATTATCGTTTATTAAACGGCGAATGGTCTGTAGTAGGTCGTAGTCACTGGAAAGGTGATTTAGAATCGGGCGAGTTTTGCAAAACACACGGTGCAATGACACCGAAGCTAGCTCACATGTTTATTAAATTATGCGAGCGATATGCAACCCGTAGTAACTGGCGCGGGTACTGTGTAGATACCGAAACTGAAGCACTTACACAGCGCGGCTGGCTCTCCGAAAATGAAATAACAGAAGATGATATAATTTTGTCGTATAGCAACGGCAAAATGGTATGGTCGGATATTAAATCTATATACCGTGGCGAGTTCGACGGATTAATGCACAAGCTAGATGTAAAAGGTATGGATGCATTAATAACGCCTGGGCATAAACTAGTCACAAAGCGTGGTTTAGTTAAGGTAGAATATTTACTACAGTCCGACAAAGTTATTCTTATAGGGGATGCATTAGAAAGTAGTAACAATGTGTATAGCAACGACCTCGTCGAGTTAGTAGGATGGATAATCACAGAAGGATGTTTTCAGCGTCCGAAAAAATCTATTGAGATTTACCAAAATCCAGGCGAATACGCAGACAGAATACGCAACTGCTTAAATAATCTTAATTTTAAGTTTTCCGAAAAGCTAAGAGACAATAAAAATATATGTTTTAGTATTTTGCGCAGAGATTCTCATGTAATTTTTGACTTAATTCCAGATAAAAACCTAACAATGGATTTTATTGTTAACTTAACAACTGATCAGCGTGAGCTACTAATCAAGACAATGATCGACGGTGATGGGTGGCGACATGGTAAATTACAAAGGTACTGCCAGAAAGATAAAAATCACGTTGATTTGTTTCAAGCATTATGTGCAATATCTGGACACAAAACTAATTCTCATTATGCAGATATCATCTCGTATGGTAAAAAAACATTTATATATACTATTAATTTGTTTTCGAGAAAAAATACAAACGGAGCATGTATTGATTTTAACGGAGGAGAGCGCAACGGGGTTCGCAAAGGACAAGGAAAAGCGACCCACCCTAACGAGCCAACTGTATACCACAAAGGTATAGTCTGGTGTCCAGAAACAGAATACGGTTCGTTTGTAGCACGAAGAAATGGCAAGGTATACCTCACAGGTAATACATACAACGAGGAAATGCGTGGCCAAGCATTATTGCAACTAAGCCAAGTCGGCTTGCAATTTAACGAATTTAAATCGCAAAACCCGTTTGCGTATTATACAGCAACTATTACAAACTCATTTACTCGTGTGTTAAATATAGAAAAACGTAACCAGACTATACGCGACGATATATTAGAGATTAACGGTCTTAATCCGAGTTGGACCAGACAAAATTCCGATATGAAATTCCCCGGAGATGAACCGGCAAGTACATTTCGCAAAATTGCAATGCGTAATGCGGCGGATAAAAAATAAGGTGATACAATGATACAAACGTTACTTCCATGGCTATATACAAAGTATTCTACATTGATCGGTATTATAGCAGTAATAATCGGGTTAATTATATTAGATCATACATATTTAATGTATTCGATATTACTAGGTCACTTTGCAATGTCTATTGTAATTTTATACGACCACGAAGGATTATCGCATCATTATATTACTCCAAGAAACAAGTTATTAGATATTTTAATGTTTTTTATCACAGCACTATGGTGTTCTGGACCGTTACATTTTTACAAGCGCCACATAGATCACCATATAAATTGGAAGAACCCGGATACAGATTATATAGAGCATTCGGTTAACCAAGGAATATTACTGCATGCTCTTGGTTTAACCGAAATGAGCAAATTCCCAGTTGAATACATTAACCATTTTCCTGTACTAACACAATATAAAAAAGATATTGTATTTCTGTTTGCATGTTTCTTGTTAGCAATTAGCCCAACTGTATTGTTTTACTTTTGGTTATTACCGTGGGTATATACTAGATTCTGGTTAACATTTATAACAGAATCACTGCAACATGGTTTTCAAGAGTTCGCGCACAATGAGCGAGACTTTTGGTTTATTATTCCTATTTTTGGCCAGTTTGGTGTGCACCATTCTCACCATTTATCAACGCGCAAGATTGTATATGCGCCGCGCAATATGCCATTATTAAAGTGGCTTAATCCACATTTTTATTTGGCAAAACTTTTATTTACGGAAACTAAATGAGTAATTTATTTAAAAAAGCAGTAATGTTTACAGATTTGCATTACGGGCTTAAAAATAATTCATTACAACATAATACAGATTGTAATGATTTTATCGACTGGGTTATTAAGCTTAGCAAAAAGGAAGGGGCAACAACCGGCTTCTTTCTTGGCGACTGGCATCATCACCGAGCAAATATAAATCTGCAAACGCTATCGTTTAGTGTGCGTGCACTAGAAAAATTATCAGCGGCATTTGACGATTTTTATTTTATTCCAGGTAATCACGATATGTATTATCGTGATAAGCGTGATATACACGGTGCCGAGTGGGCAAAGCACATCCCGAATATCCATATTGTAAATGACTGGTTTACCGAAGGCGATGTTTCTATTGTACCGTGGATGGTAGGCGATGATCACAAAAAAATCAAAAAAATAAAATCAAAATATGTGCTTGGTCACTTTGAGTTGCCACATTTTATGATGAATGCAATGGTATCTATGCCAGATCACGGTGAAATAAATACAGATTCTTTCAAGGATGTAGGCGAAGTGTATAGTGGACATTTTCACTTACGACAGCATAACAGCAATATCAGATACATCGGTAATTGTTTTCCACACAATTTTGCCGATGCAGGCGATAATAAGCGAGGAGCAGCTATTTTAGAATGGGGTAAAGAGCCAGAATACCACTCGTGGGATAAACAACCGTTATATATAGCAATGTCGTTGAGCGAAGCAATTGATCAGGCTGAAAAAATATTCAAAGAGAATATGCATGTCAGATTAAATTTAGATATTGATATTACATACGAAGAGGCAAATTTTATTAAAGATACATTTATCAATACATATAAGCTACGTGAAGTAGGATTAATACAAACGCACAAAAAGGATGTTGCCACAGATTTGGCACCAGGTGAGATTAAATTCGAGTCAGTTGATCAGATTGTATCACAACAAATTACAGCAATTGAAAGCGACTTTTACGATAGCAAATTACTACTGGATATTTATAATTCTTTATGAGCATTAACATTAAAAATTTAACCGTGAAAAATTTCATGAGTGTAGGTAATGCTACACAGGCAATAGATTTTGACAGACAAGATTTAACATTGGTACTTGGAGAAAATTTAGATCTTGGGGGAGATGGCAGCAGAAACGGCACAGGAAAAACAACTATCTTAAATGCATTGAGCTATGCATTGTTCGGATTAGCTCTTACAAATATAAGACGTGATAATTTAATAAACGGTACAAACAATAAAGCAATGCTTGTATCGCTTGAGGTAGAAATTAATGGCACAGAATATCGCATTGAACGTGGACGAAAGCCTAATATATTAAAGCTATATGTAAATAGTCTTGAACAAAATAACAGCGACGACGATGCACAAGGTGATAGCCGCGAAACACAAAAAGCAATTGAACGAATATTCGGTATGTCTCACGATATGTTTAAGCATGTGCTTGCACTTAATACATATACCGAACCGTTTCTTGCACTAAAAGCAAACGATCAACGAACAATTATCGAGCAGTTACTTGGTATTACTATGTTGTCCGAAAAAGCAGAAAAAATCAAAGAACAACATAAAATAACTAAAGACAAAATTGCACAAGAAAATTATAAAATTAAAGCAATACAAGATGCCAACGAGCATGTTAATACACAAATTACAGGAATGAAACGCAAGCAAAAAATGTGGCTTACAAAGAAAGAAGCTGATATTGCAAATTTAGTTTCTGCATTGGAAGATCTATCACATGTTGATATTGATGTAGAAATCGAAAATCATAAATTACTCGATGAATTTTTTGCAAATAATTTATTAAAGACAAATGTATCTAATGCACTGCATAAATCGAAAGTTGCACTTACAAAAGAAGAGATGTCTGTCACTAAGCTTTCGCAGGAAATCAAAAGTTTACAGGAAAATGTGTGCTATGCATGTAAGCAAGAAATCCACGATCATACGCATAAAGAAATTTTAGATAGTAAAACAACCTTACTTAACACATCTATCGCAGAAGTAGCAACGTTAGAAAACGAGTGTGCCCAATTGCAAGAAGCATTACTAAATATTAGCGACCTTGGTGCAGCACCGGCTGTATATTACGATTCATTAGACTCTGCATATAATCACCGGACGAGTGTCAACACACTTGCATCGCAGTTGGATAGTAGAACAAAAGACGTAGATTTATATCACGAACAGATTGTAGAAATGGAAGCAAAAGCATTACAAGAAATTAGCTACGACACACTTAACAAAATTACAAAAACATACGAACACGAAGAGTTTTTGCTTAAATTATTAACTAATAAAGATTCATTTATACGTAAAAAAATCATTGAGCAAAATTTATCGTATTTAAATTCTCGCCTGGAACATTATCTTTCTGCAATCGGATTACCGCATAGTGTCTTGTTCCAAAATGATTTAACTGTTGAAATTATGGAGCTAGGTAGAGATTTAGATTTTGATAATTTATCGCGCGGTGAACGCAACAGATTGATACTTAGTTTAAGCTGGGCGTTCCGTGATGTGTGGGAAAGTTTATATTCTCCAATTAATTTACTATTTGTCGACGAGCTTATTGATAGCGGAATGGATACAGTTGGTGTTGAGAATAGTCTTGCAATCTTAAAAGCAATGGCACGAGAACGTAACAAAAGTGTATGGCTTGTGTCTCATCGTGAAGAATTACAAGGTCGTGTAGAAAATGTCCTTAAAGTAATCAAAGAACACGGTTTTACCAGCTATAATACGCACGTCGAGTAATTTATAAATATACATATGAATGCAGAAATGTTTAAGTATGTTACAGGTTTTGTAAATTCAGTAACATGGCAGAATCGCAATAGATTTAATATGATAGATGCATCGTACGATAATGCAGAGAACTGGATCACAACAAAAGACCCAATTGACTTACTATTATCGTATGTATTAACCATGTATACCTTACCAACAAATATTCTTGAAATAGGTGTATACGAAGGGCTAACTGCTGGCATATTACACGATGCCAGCCCATCATCTCATATAACCGGCATAGATATCAAAGATTATTTGCAAAAATGCAGACGTCTACATGGTAATTTTATCGATTTAAAATTAATCGATAGTGCACTATACACCGACAATACCAAATACAACGTTATTCATGTTGATGGTAATCACTCTTTTGATCATGCAGTTTCCGATATTACATTAGCACAAAATTGTCTGGCACAAAACGGTATTATAATAATCGACGATTATAACTGGACCGATGTAAGGCGGGCTGCAGATACTGCACTATTATCATCTTTTAAACCTCTTATTATCACCAATCGATGTTCATATTGGGTTACACCCAGTTTAGAACTAGGATGGCTTATAGATACAGTAATTAGTAATATTGTCACAAGCCTTGGTGGCGATTATAGTAATATATCTGACCCAGACGGATCAACTGGCATAATTTCAGTTCCTCTTTTTACAACTGACCAAGAAATATTCAATAGTATTCTTCATTTTTTATGTGACGCAACTATTAATACCGTAAACGCAAACTAATCATATCATTTTTAACCAGGCCTTTATTGCCCATGATAAATATAGCTAAAGGTTATTAATGGATTTAGGACATTGGCAGTTTACAGAAGAATTTGATATTACCGAATGGTACGGATTTGTATATAGAGTTACAGATTTAGTAACAACAATGGAATATATCGGTAGAAAGCAATTTTTTAATGTAACAAGAAAGATTGTTAAAGGTAGAAAAAATCGCAAAAGAGTAATTAAAGAAGGCAAGTGGCGTGAATACACCACTAGCTCCAGACAGATAAACGAACTAATTGTCAAACACGGAAAAGATCGTTTCAAATTTGAAATTATCGAATTATGCAAAACAAAAGGCGACTTATCTTTTCGTGAAGTTGAAATTCAATGGGAAGAAAAGGTACTAACCGCAACTCTACCAGACGGTACACGAAAGTACTACAACGGACAAATAGGCGCCATTAAATTTAGACGCAAACTACAATAACCAAAATATTTGACTACACTAATGCATATTAGTATAATAGCTGAATAGTAAAAGAACATCATCAGAAATAGCTAAATGTTATTTCGACTGGCATATAAAAATAAATTTCATCATGGGAACTAAACCGTTATTCTTAACGGTTATAATAGACGTGTTCGATAAACGTAATCGCAAGACAACGTTAGACATAATCGTCGACAGCTCGTTATGAGAGCTGGTGCAGGTTAACTTAGCCGTAGCTGAAACTAACCCTATCCGTGAGAGGCGCTTTAAACCGTCAGATTTCACTCATTGTGTTACTGGAGCTTAATCTGTGCAATTTAGCATAACTATTTAGACATAACTACTAAAACAAACTGAACATGCCAGAGATGATACGTATGTAGGAACACCGCCTAAGATGAGCGAGATACTAGCTGAGTAGTAGCAGCAACTTTAGTCACTACCCCGCCAGATGACGATGCAATATGCCAACATACAATGCATTTGACTAAAGAGATACAAACAATCATTATGGCTAATGATGCGGCTCTGTTGAAACAGATACAACCGCCCAACTATTTAATATGAGGAGATAGTGTTAAATAGTTGCCCGTTCGAGAATCCACACCAGATTCCAATATCAATGTAGAAGGTACCGGTCGACCGCCTTCGTGTTGCAAGCTAATGCAATAATCATTTTATCTCCCTGATCGTGCACTCACATGAAGTTCTGAGAACACAATTTAGGATTTGCTCGTAACGGGCAAATTCTGAATACATCTACATGAAGAGTGACCCATTCGTAATAATAGAGCACATTATTTAATATTAATAATAGATTTTTATAAACTCATTTAAACTAGAAAGAAATAACTTCATGAAGGTTTACGAAGTAAACATGAAATGATTTGATGCGTAGCATCAATAGAAACTATTATCATTATAGATTAATGGTATTCCATGACTAAAAACAACATAATGGTATTCCATGACTAAAAACAACATAATGGTATTCCATCAAAAAAATAGTGCAATTAAGCACTATAATCTTTTATCTTTTATCTTTTTAGTTCTATTAGAAGTATGGCAGGTTTGTCTTTTTAGTAGTCTCGATATTATCGTTAGTAATATCACTAATCATCTTGCGTTCTGCAACACCCATATTCATTATCTCTGAATATGTAACTCCACCTCTCATTGACCAGCACATTTTTAAACTTGTGTGCTTTATATTTGCAACTTCTTTGTCGTAATCTTCTAGCATCGACTCAATCTCTTCATTAGTTGAAGTCATGAGCCTTAGTCGAAAAAATTAGATAAATCCAGGGTAAAGGGCATATCGTATTCGTTATTACAATCTGGGCATTTAATATGGACAGGTTTAACTTCACATTGTTTTTTGAGATCAGTGATGTGATTTCTTAATGCAGTATAAAATTTAGCATCACACTTTGAAAGGTATTCGGCGATATGGGTTGGCTCAGTTGCAGTACCTTCGTCAATGGATATGCTTGTTACAGATTTTGCAACAGCAGCTATACTAAGTGCCGTTATCGTTTTGAATGATTCGGTAATTAATTTAAGCTTTTCTTCGCCTGACATATTGTCGTCTGCATTTATTTGATGCACTTTACGTTCTTCGAACTGTATTGCATTGTTGTCTGATACTTCTCGATATGTCATTGGTCGTATAGTTGCAGTTACATTATTAAAAACAAACGGTTTATCATAGTCTGCGATTGATAATGCATCAAGTGCTGTTCTTAGGTCGATTTCGAAATCGCTTGTTTCGTTGCAATTGGGACATTTTGATGTGATGTCCATAGTATGACCGTAACTTGCAATACGTATCGCAAGTAAAATTGCATCAAGGTCAACAACGGGAATCTCCCATGCATCTGTGATATTAGGAATACAGCTTTCAATTACGCTGACTGTGCTTTGACCATTTAGTAACCCGTCCGGTGTTCGGATAGTTACCTCGTCGATTGCTGTCATTGGTAATACAGGCAGCTCATTAACTGCGGGTATATTAACAGCATTGTTTTTCCAGTATTTGCCACCTGATAGTAAAGGCATGTAAATTGCAGGCTGTCTGAAGTATTGCTGTAAAGGGTTGTTTGTAGTAGTCATTTAATCACCATAAATATAAGTTATATACATATTTATTTGGATAAATTAACCATGGCAGATTTTAACGACGAAGAAGAACTACAGCGTATTATCGAAGAAATTGAACGTACCGGACGAACAAGTTCAGAGTCAATAGAACGATTTAGTGCAGGATTAGACGGCAGTACTAAAGGTCTTACTAAACGGGAAAAAGCCGCACAGGCTCAAGCAAAAACTGCTGCTACAGTATCTGCTAACTTAAAAGCCGCCGGCGAACAAGCAAAACAATTTGGCAAAGGGTTACAAGACGGAAACGCTGATCTTAGTCAAGTTATAGGAAGCATGTCGTCTGTATTAAAATCTATTCCTCTTGTTGGGGGTGTGTTAGGTGCAACATTCAGCGGCCTTGGTAAACAAGTACAGTACTCTATTGAGACAATGGAAGAACTTGGAAAAGCAGGCGCACTGGGTGCCACTGGTATAATCGGATTTAAAGAGCAATGGGCCGATTCGCTAATTCCAATGCAAACGTATAGAGATTACTTGGTAAGCAATGCATCTGCACTTGCGGCAATGTCAGGCAGTGTAGCAAGCGGTTCTGCACAATTTTCAAAACTAACTAAGGAAATGGTAGGTGGTCAAGTTGGTGAGCGACTACGTGGATTAGGTATTTCAACAGAAGAATTGATAGAATCGACTGGGGACTATTTAAGACTGCAAACTGCCCTGGGCAGAACACAAAACAAAGATGCACGTCAGTTAAGTGTTATGACAGGTGCATATTTTGAAGAGTTAGATCAACTAACTAGATTAACAGGTGTTAGTCGAAAAGAACAAATGGCATTACGTGAAAGTGCAATGGCTGAAGCGGCATGGAATGCACATCAAAATATGGCTACTGATAGTATACGCAAAGAATTTGATAAAATGAACGTTATCTTTGCTGAAGGCAGCCCGCAAATTGCAAAAGGATTCAGAGATTTTTCAAATAACATTACAAACACTCCAGAAGCTAAATTATTTGTTCAGCAACTAGGAGGAAATGCCCAGGCTGTAAATGCAGCATTAGAAGCCGGCATGTCGGCAAATACTGTTTTAAATAAGTATGTTATTCCGGGCGCGAAACAAATGAGTGGTGTATTACTGCAATTAGGTGTCTACGGTAATGAGTTAAGTGATAATAACCTTGGCTGGCAAAAAATAATCAACAGAACTATGATTTCGGACAAGGAGTTAGCGGACCAGCAACAACATTCAGCGGCATCAAGTAAAAAAGAAGCACAAATTAAGAAAGATTTAATGGATGCAAATCTAGCATACCAGAAAGTAATGGTTAAAGCTGAGCCAGCCATGACAGATTTTCTAAAAACTATTACGGGTTGGGTGAGTAAAACGTCAACCCTTTCTGTTGACGTTATTGGATCCATGGATTCATTTTTTGAAACTGCTAAATTAAACGATCGGTCTGTTGTTGAGCAAGCATGGGAAAATATCAAACATTCGTTTAGTGAAACTATATCCAATAGTATAGAAGATGCAATTGCTAAATCATTTGGCGGACACCTTGGCTTCGATTCATATGCAGAAGTCATGGGCCAACGTGCAATTGCACAAGGAAAGTCTGCCGATGAAGTTACCAGACAAATTAAAATACAAGAACTAAAAGACTCGATAAAATCAGATAAAGAATCAATATATAACATAGGTCAGTCAATTAAGAAGCTGCCAAAAAACCTCTCGCTAGAACGACAGTGGAAACGTAACACTATTGAAAAAATAAATGAGCGAATGGCAACAGCTATAGAAGAGATGCTCAAATTACAAAAAGAAGATAAACACAAAGAGCGCGGCGCCATTGGTGGTACTAGCAGTAGTGGAATGTCTGCTGAAGCTGCTGTAACGATGGCGCATGAAGGAAAACCTAAAGTAAACGGTCTTTACATGCCATATAAAGATAACGATCAATACACTATTGGATATGGGCACAAAGTAAAAAAAGGAGAAGATTTTAGC